AAACCAAGTCGTGCAGCGGGCATTGACAAACTTGCAATCAGCCTTGAAAGATTGTGTAACGACCAATAAAACCACTAGACTTTCCAATGATTTCAGTGTATTATAAGGTATGATAACAAACAAATACCCATACACTGAAATCAAACGCACTAGAGTGGAAGGCAAGCGTCTTTACGATACAGAGACTGGCTTCCTCCCAAGTGTTACAACAATCCTTGACAAAACCAAACCTGCCCGGGATAGGCAAGCGCTGCAAAATTGGCGCAACAGGGTTGGCCCTGTCGTAGCTCAACAAATTACTACTGAGGCAGCAGGCGTTGGTACCCTGATGCACAAATATTTGGAAGATTGGTGCATCCATGACAAATACGAACGTGCAGATAATCTGGTTCACCGGACAGCAGGAAAAATGGCTGACACTGTAATTGAAAACATTGCTCCCCATTTAGACGAAGTATGGGGAACAGAAGTAAATCTATACTATCCTGGTCTTTACGCAGGAACCATCGACCTTCCCGGAGTGTGGAAAGGTGAAGAAGCCATTATGGATTTTAAGCAATCAAATAAATTAAAGAAACGTGAATGGATTTCTGATTATTTTTGTCAGGCAGCGATGTATGGGCAGGCCCATAATGAACTATTTGGAACAAACATCAGCACCATAGCAATCTTTATGTGTACACGGGCATGTGAATTTCAATTATTTGAAGCTGTTGGTGACGAATATGAATACTGGGTCAGTCAAGCGAACGCTCGCGTTGCAGAATATTATGGTGTCTGAAACTTGCAATTGTCAAAGTGCCATCTGGTCATACCTACTTTACCCTCTTTCCCACAATGTGGACAGGTTAATACTGGGCGGTTGCTAGTATGCCACCCTTTGCGTATACCATCACTTATATTTTGTCTTTCTGATGGCGATCGTTCTTTACCGTAATACGGATGATTTTCGCCTGATTTTGCTTTACTTCTATTTTCAGCACCAGTCTTGCATACATATGTTTTGCCATAATTGTTTGGTTTTTTACCAATTTTGGCGTCACTAAGCTTTTTACGAGTTTCAGGTCCAGGGGCAACTAGCCCTTCACCGCCAGCAGTACGGTTGCGTAATATGCCTGTATCCAAATCTTTGCGTCCGTATTTTGCTATTAATTCTATCTCCAACGAACACGCATCGGCATTACTCATGTGTTCTTTAATAAAAGTGATCCGTGCAACTGGCGGAACCCCACAAGGATGTGGTTTTAAATACCGCATTTTTTGACCTTTGCCGATATAATATGGGGTACCATCTGTTCGCAAATATGCGTAAACGTAATAAATATTCATGCTAGTAATTCCTTTTGTTTTCTAGAGTAGTCAGATGTTGAAGCATCGTGGACTACACACCTATTTAGCAAAAAATGCTTTACTATCAAGCAGTTACGTGCTACACTACACTATAAATGAAACCATTATAATATTGCCTATTTGCCAACGTATCACACGCAAATGGGTAAATACTTGTTCGACGGGATAGACGCTAGATGTATACAATTTACTTGAAAAACATGCAAGGCTCACTATACGTTGTGTAACAACAACAAAATAATAGTCAACACTATGGAAGAACTGAACATCAGTCAGTTACGAAATTTGTGGTTGCGTTCACCCGATGAACGACTCGCCAGTTGGAGAGAATTTAGAATTGAAGCATATTCTGCCTACAGCAAATGTGCTGGCAATCCGTTGCCCATATTGGAATCCGTTAGCACTTGGTGGGAACAATCCCCACATGTAAGTGTTGCCATGGATCCATTCAATACTAAGTCTTGGCCTACTATCTGGGAGATCATTCAACAGGGTGAATGCTGCAAATACAGCAGGGGTCTCGCGATGGCATACAATATTCATTATATTAGTGACAAAAACGTTGTACTGAATAGAGTACGGGACCACACCCACAATGACGAGTATATGATTGCGACCTTCAACAACGAGTTTATATTAAATTCGTTACATGGTCAAGTAGTAAATGTTCATGATGTTGACTGTTTGGAAATACGCGAGACTTGGGATATCCAAGCAATTCTATCCAATACCTAACAGGAGCACTACATGAAAGACATCGATACCCGAGCCTTAATGGGCGAAGCAAAATTTTACGAAGGTTATAGCCGCTGGGATGAAAATCTATCCCGATACGAAACCTGGGAAGAAAGCGTAGCGCGTGTTATGAACATGCACCGTGAATTCTACAAAGACAAGATGACCGACGAACTTGCGGTATTGATTGACGAAGCAGAAGCACTCTACAAGCTAAAATATGTGTTGGGCGCACAACGAGCCTTGCAATTTGGTGGTGACCAAATTCTCAAGCATCAAATGCGTATGTACAACTGTACATCATCATATGCAGACCGCCCTGCCTTCTTTGGCGAAATGTTCTACATTCTATTATGTGGCGCGGGCGCTGGATTTTCAGTACAAGAACATCATGTTGCCAAACTATCCAAGATTGCGCCACGCAAAGGCCAAGCAAAGATGCATGAAGTAGAAGACAGCATTGAAGGCTGGGCAACAGCACTTGATGTTCTTATGTCAAGCTTTTTTGTAAATGGCAAGTATCCAGAGTATGCTGGTCGTCGTATCTATTTCGACATCAGTAAAGTACGCCCCAAAGGCTCTATGATCTCTGGTGGTTTTAAAGCACCAGGTCCAGAACCCCTGCGCAAAGCACTTGATAAGATCGAGCATCTACTTCAAGGTGCAGTATTAGCAGGACGTACCGTTCTCAAGCCAATTGAAGTATACGACGTTTGCATGCATGCTGCTGATGCTGTATTAGCAGGCGGTGTTCGCCGTTCAGCTACGATTTGCTTGTTTTCACCCACAGATGATGAAATGCTACAGGCGAAAACTGGTAACTGGTATGAAGACAACCCACAACGTGGACGCAGCAACAACAGTGTTGTTATTGTGCGCAAAGAAGCCAGCCGCAAGCAGTTTACAAAAATCATGAAGTCAATTCGTGAATTTGGTGAGCCAGGCTTTGTGTTTTCCGAATCAACAGAACACACATACAACCCATGTGTTGAAATTGGCAAGTACCCAGTTTTGATTGAAGGTGATACAAAAACATCAGGTTGGCAAGGTTGTAACCTCAGCGAAATCAACGGATCAAAGTGTACAACTGAAGAAGAGTTCCTCCGCGCCTGCCGTGTGGGTGCCACAATGGGCACACTACAAGCTGGGTATACAGACTTTAAATTCTTGGATGAAACCAGCAAGAAGATTTTCGACCGTGAAGCACTAATTGGTGTAAGTATCACAGGTTGGATGAACGCACCAGACATCTTGTTTGATGAAGCTATTCTTGAAAAGGGTGCATTGTTGGTCAAGAAAGTCAACCGCCAGGTTGCAGCACTATTGGGGATCAATCCAGCAGCACGTACAACCTGTGTCAAGCCTTCAGGCAACGCAAGTGTGCTATTGGGAACCAGCAGTGGTATCCACGGTGACCACAGCCCACGTTATTTGCGCCACGTGCAAATGAACAAGGAAACAGAAGTTGCACAACTATTTGCAGCCACTAATCCTTACATGGTTGAAGACTCAGTTTGGAGCACAAACGGTACAGATTACCAGATTGCTTTCCCAGTTATTGCACCAGCAGACTCATTGTTTAAGAGCGAGCTATATGGTGTAAAGTTATTGGAAAAAGTCAAGTTGGTACAAAACTCTTGGATCGAACATGGCACAGACGAATCGTTGTGTGTTGACCCAACTGTACGTCACAATGTATCAAATACGGTACAAGTTGCGCCGGATCAATGGGAAGAAGTGGAAGAGTATTTGTTTGAAAATCGCGACAGCTTTGCAGGAATTTCATTCTTGGCAACCAGTGGTGATAAAGATTACAACCAAGCACCGTTCACAGAAGTCCTAACTGAGCAACAAATTGTGGACACATATGGCCGCGCAGCTATCTTTGCCAGTGGTTTGATTGTTGAAGCTGGAAAAGGCTACGGTAATCTTTGGTCAGCAACCTTTGCAGCACAAAACCAAGACACACAGTTTGGTGGAGAGCAAAAAGATCAGGGCGCAGATTGGGTGAGACGATTCCAAAACTTTGCAGCAAACTATTTTGATGGTGATCAAAAGAAGGCAGAGTATTGCCTCAAAGATGTTGCTTTGTTGCATAAATGGACCAAGATCCAAACACACATGAAGCCAGTTGATTTCAAGAATACTTTGAGCAAGAAGAAGTTTACTGATATTGACCAAATGGGTGCCCAAGCATGCGCGGGAAATCAATGTGAGATATAACTTAACTCAATAAACTAATAGTGTAACCCGTCGTATTATGGCGGGTTACACTGGATGTCTTATATATTGGCTCAGGAATAACACCCATGCCCATATGTTTCATCAAAATATCACGATTGAGATTATTTTCTTTGCAATAGCGATATAAGTTATTGATATTATTGACATCGCCATTGGGAGATGTTATAGTATAGTTACCAGATATTTTACGAGTAATTTGCTGCCGCAACTCTACAGGATGCTGTTTGCCAAAGAATGGATTAGCGACACCCTTGTTGCCAAATTTCTTCCTTTCATCAAGTGTCAACGTTTCTGTAAAGTTTGTATAAGTTCTAGTAGTATATTTTGACGTCCACAAAGCTGCACACCGTTTTGAGCCGCATGTTTTTCTTGTCTGATTGGCTATTGTATTTGTAAATATTACTGAAGAATTACAAAACTCGCACGTTAGTTGGAAAGTTGTTGTTATTTTATTGTGTGGTATTTCATTAAAGAAAGAATGATGCCCGTCATGTCTGTTAATCCAAGAGGAGTTGTTGACCGCCCGCGTCCTTCTTAGAACAGTATGTTCCCATGCCCTTGCAGATTTGGCATCAGTAAAAGTTTTACGAATTTGGATGATATCAGGTTCACCATGTGTTTCACGAAGAAGCGCAACATATTTGGAAGATGTGAAGTATGTGGTCCACAGATCAGCGGGCTGACAATTTTTGGCAAATCTAACGCCATAGTACCATTTATTGATTGAGCTCCAGCCGACGAGGTAGGTGTAAGGTTGATAAGTAATCATGCTGTTGTATCCTTCTAGATAATAGAGTAGTCAGATGTTGAAGCATCGTGGACTACGCTTATATTTATCCAAAGGAAATTAAATAATGCAGCCTGCCTGGTGTTTTGAAGACGGATGGTACCTTTATTCTATAATGGTATCGTCTGAACTGTTTGACGAACAAATTCATTGGAGTGACCACCAGCTGGGATATTCCAAGCCTATTATTACAACAAATTTTAATACTGTGTTTTATTTTAAAACAGCAGAACATGCACTGATGTTTAAGGTTGGGTTTGGCGGTGAGTATAACTATGATCCAAGAGACATACCACACAAGGAAATTGAATGATAACTTATATCAAAGGTGATGTCACCCAAGCTGATCAAGATGTAATTGCACATGGTGTAAACTGTCAAGGACATTTTGGCAGTGGCGTTGCTGGTGCAATCAAACGTGATCATCCATATGTTCGCAACCAATATCTGAGTTTGACATCACATGTTTTAGGCACGTGTCAGTTTGTTGAATACCAGAATCAAGTATGGGTAAATGCCCACACACAAAATCACAAGGGATACGATGGAAAGCAATATGCTGACCTAAATGCAGTTGCTGACTGTCTATGTGAAATAGATGATTACATGCAACTGAATCAACTAACATCAATCGCTATACCAAAAATTGGTTGTGGATTGGGAGGCCTTGAATGGGAAGACGTAGAAGTTCTTGTTGTGGGCCTATTAGAAGACTATGAAGTCTTCGTTTACGAGTTATAGGAGAAACTAATGACAAAAACAATTATATGGAGTAAAAACGGATGCCCGTATTGCGACATGGCCAAAGAATTATTGGGCACCACAGGTATCACTTACGAAGAACGTAATATTCAAGCTGGCTGGACTAAGGCAGAATTGCTAGAAGCTGTACCCAACGCAACCACTGTACCACAAATCTTTATGCATGGAAAATATGTAGGCGGGTTTGACGAACTAAAAGTATATTATGAAGATCATAATATGTATAATGGAAGAGAAAGTTTTTAATGCTACAAACAACATCATATAAACAAGGTGACGTACTAACTGTTAAATTGGTATCAGGCGAAGAAGTAATTGGATACTTTGTATCCAAGGATGCAGATGAAATTATTCTACGAAAACCAGTTGTACCAGTGCCCACAGATGACGGTGCTGGGATTGCCCTTGCGCCATTTTTAATGTCCTCAGACTATCTGCAAACAGGCAACGGGCAAATGCCGTTCAATCGTGCAACTGTAATTACAGATATGCTCACTGGCGACGGTTTTAAGAATGTATATGTGCAAACTGTGAGCGGTGTGGCTCTGTCTGTATCTGATAAACCTGGACTGATTATATAATAAATACTCAGTAAGGAACATACATGAGTACACAAGTCCATCGTCACACAGATTCCCGAATTTGTGGCGCCACAACCATAGTTTCAGGTCAAGGCTCAGTATACGTTAATAGTCTCTTGGCCAGTGTACAAGGCGACGCCAACAGTCATGGTGGTGGCGCACTCAGCGCCTCAATTAACGATGGTACTGTGTGGGTGAATGGCAAGAAAGTTGTACTCAAAGGCAGTAGCGCCAGCCCAGACTCAGCATGCGCTCCTGCAGGTCCACCACATTGTGACCCCAAAGCAGTGGGCGCAAGCGCCAATGTGTTTGCATGCGGCGGTGGCAGTGGTGGCGGCGGCCCAGACGATGCATCCGCAGACCCAAGCCGATCTGACTTATATGGGCCTGGTGGCGGCGGAGGTGGTGGCGTACCAGATCCAAACGCACAAACGCAGTCTGGTGATGGCGAAGCGTTACCTAGGCCCACCACAGATCCTGATGGTGAAGACTCATTCGACCCATCAGAATATAGTGCAAGTGACCAGACAAGTATTGAAGAACTTGAAAATGACCCTGAGTGGCAGGCCAAACTTACGGAAATGGAAGCCAAATATCCTGGCTTACGGCGCCAAGAACTATATGATATCATAAACGGAGAGAGCAATTTTGATCCAGCAGCACAAAACGCTTCTGGAGCACAAGGTTTATTTCAATTTATGCCGGCTACCGCAGGCGACTTGGGATATAGTCGGGACCAGATTGCACGGATGAATCCCACTGAGCAACTTGGTGTTTATGATGAATATTTAGATTTTTGGGATTACAACGCTAACAACCACCTTGGTGTGATGCAAGCTGCCCCAGCGTTTGCTGACCGCAGTCCAGGTGCAGTCATATATCCAACAGGTTCCGCGGCCCACGCACAAAACCCAGGCTGGCGTCCAGCTGGTGGCGGAAACATTACGGTGCAGAGCATCAATGATTATTATAATAAGAGTTAAACATGCCATTTACAGATTTCCCCAACGGCCTAACAAGCGCCGCAGATTATTTGAGTTCCACCAACACATTGAAAACAGAATTACAAGGCAGTGTAGCTGATATCGGCCGCTTTGTAGTCAGCGGTGAAATGGATGTCAACCTCAAAGAAGTAGTTTGCTCATTGATGGCAGGCCGCGGTCTAAAGCTCCCCAATTTGCAAATTTGTATCAGTGTCAATCTCAAGGGATTGTTGGGTGATTTTATTGGGCAAATTCAAGATGTGTTGTACCAAGCACTTGCATCGTTGGACGCCGCATTTGATAAGTTTTTGGCACACCTAAATCTTGATGCAGTATTGGGTCGAATCAACGGCATACTGGGTGAAATAACCAGTCTTGCTAATATGATTAATTTCTGTAGTGCCCCAATCGATCCCATTCAAATTCCCAACGTATTGGAAAACGCAATGGACAGTTTCCTAGGCTCAGGCAAGGGAATTATTGATTCAATAGGCACTATGTTACCTGATAGTATTGGGGGATGCTTGGTATTTGGTATGGGCAATGGCGGCGGATTTACTGGCGGAATTATGGGAGATCTCAACAATGTATATGATGATCTCATCACTGGCAATCTTGATGATGCGTTAATAAGTAGTATTGTATCTGATATTAATTCGGTTACTTCATCAATTGATACTATAATTAAAAACGAAACTAATATTCCAACCAATTATTCTCAAGGCGGTAGTGATTTGACCGACCCTGATGATCCAAACAGCGGGCCAAGAACCACAAACACTGGAATTGGTGTATTGTATAATTCTAGTGAACAAGGGATCGGCGGCGCGGTGAGCAATGGATCAGCACTTTGGTCAGCCTACCAGTCATTAGGAAGTTATCAAGTGCAAGATAGTGACGGCACCACATATAATAATATATTTGAAACATTTCTTGACCCTGAACTCATTGGTATATTACGTCGTACATCAAACCCACAACCTGAAATTGCCACACAGACCCCAGTGTTTAGTTATTGTGGTGACATTATTGGTTACACAAAAAACACAACACAACAACCTTTGCAGATTACCAGTGATGGTGTTGTTCCGTATCCCATTGACCAGCCAGGATTTGATGCTGGCGGCATCTCTACTGATCCTGCTAATGTGACTCCGACCACCGTACCTTCAACATCTAGTACAAGTACAACCACAGCACCAATTACAGGCATTTCATTGGGTGGCGGGCAAGATGTGTTTAAACAAAAAGTTGGCGACCAATTACAATTCCGTAGCATTACAGCTGGAGAAAATGTCAGTCTTGTTGAAACTGCAACAGAAATTCAAATATCAGCAACTGCAAATCAACTAGTGGGTACAACTATAACTGAATCAGTAACATCATCAGAAATATTATTCAATAATAACCGTGTAACTCCTGCAATTAATAAGGCATGGTTTGTTACTGTAACAGCGGTGGCAAACAGAACTGACGCATCAGACGTGACAGCTTTAAAGCTTGAAGTATTGGTGAATAACAATGGCGGAGTAGTGAGTATTCCCAGCAGTGGCGGCAACCTTACTAGATTTAATGGTACTGCTGGCGCAGACGACTATCAGATATTGTTTGATGTTGTAACCAATGAGTTGCGCGTTCGTGTTCAAGGCGATATTGGCCACACAGTAGCTTGGAAAGTAAAGTTTGACTTTGTAGAGTCGCCGTAAGACTTCTTACTTGACAGCCAAAACGTTTTACTATAGTATGTACGCACAAGTTAAATATAATCAAGGAAGTAATAATGCGAGCAAAGACGTGTACTGATGGCATAAATCGTATCCAAGCAAAAATTATTGTACCCATGGGCGTACAGGAAATTACAAAGTTTGCCATGGCCAACCCCATGTTCCACAGAGATGAAGAAGCAATGAATGCCTTTGAAAATCTCAACAAACGGCAAATGTTCAATATTGCCAAAGAGTCAGTTGCCTTACGTGGCGACTCTTTGGAAATTGCTGATCATTATGTTCAGGAATTTTGGACAACCCGACAAATCCGCCGCGCTGTTGCGCATGTGACCACACTATTCCCGGAGGTAAGTTGATGCAAACCACTGCTGACGTAATGGCTGAAAAATCACACTCTGATTGTATCGTGGATTTAATGCAGTTTTTGGTAATTGCAGAACAAAACAACGATATGTATGGTTTTGTGACAGCCACACAGGCGCTGGAGTCAGTGCAGGTGATGCTGGGATATAATCTAGAAAAATTTACAAAACTCAAGGAAATATTTGAAGTTGACAGGTGAACTAACATACTGTGCTGCCAATAATATAGAGGCCCAGAATCTTCAAACACTGTGGGCTAGCATTGGCATATACCGTAGTAGCAAGATACGGGATAGTCGCAGTTACGAGTTTAATATCCTTGACTATACATGGCATCTGGGGATGGGTGCTGATGGTGCTGATGGCAGTTACATTGCCACATTCACTGATCCTGAAACATACATAATGGCAAAGTTGGCAACATAATGACATACAGTCTTTTCATCGACGACGAACGATTCCCACCAGACAGGGACGGCCGTGATTGGAAAATTGCGCGTGATTGGGATGATGTACAAATTATTATTTGTGATCATGGCATGCCTGATTTTATCAGTTTTGATCATGATTTGGGCGACCATACATACTCAGGGCATGAAATTATCAAGTTTATCATTGAGCTTGATATGGATGGCGATCCTACGTTTTGTATTTCAGCTGACTTTGAGTTCTATGTGCATTCACAAAATCCCATAGGTAAGGCCAATATTACAGGATACATTCAAAGCTATATGCGTAGTAAATTTACAACATAGCCAAAAAGCAATGTGTATTGCTTGACAGCCGTGGTGATATTTGTTAGATTAAATAGTACGCAAAAAACTATTGGAGATAACATGCTTAAAATTACATTTGTATTAGCCCAAATTGGTGCCATTGTTGCTACCGCTGCAATGGCAGTACCAGCCACCACAGTTGACCGTGTTGAGTATGTACAATTGCCATACACTACGTTGGCGCAAACACCTGAGATTGTACCTGAGATTGTACCTGAGATTGTACCTGAGATTGTACCTGAGATTGTGCATACAATCAAGCCAGCAGCACTGGCGTGCATGGCAGAGGCCATGTACTGGGAAGGCCGAGACCAATCAAACGTTGCTATGGCAGCTATTGGTTACGTAATTATGACCCGTGTCGAGAGTGAAAAATTCCCAGATACAGTTTGTGGTGTGGTGCACCAAGGCCCACTGGACGGATCCCAAATTACCCGTGGACGCTGCCAGTTTAGTTATTTTTGTGATGGCAACAGCGATGCGTTTCCCATCAACAACTTGCCGGGCGAGATGGCAGCGGCACTTGCTGCACGAACTGTTGCTCCCACAGTACTCACTGGCACAGCACCGGATCATACTCAAGGTGCGACACATTACATTGCAAACTATGCTAGTGCATTTTGGCAGGACATCTTTGTTGAAGTTGCCACAGTAGAGACACATATCTTTTACATTGGCTTCTAATATACAGGTTTATGATAAATATCATAAACAAGGACTGTATAATTAATGAGAAAATTCCCCTGCCAATTAATACGTGTAATAAATGGCAACACTGTCGAGGCAGAGTTTGATTTATGCTTTGGTGTGACTATGCGATTAAATATTCGACTATTTGGTGTGAACGCATCACCAGAAGCAATGACAGATCTAATTAAAATACTACCCAAGAATTTTATATGTGAAACCACATTCAACAAGCGAAGCAAGGTTGGTCGTTGTCTTGGACATATATTTGTTGAGGACAGTGATGGTTGTATAAATATCAATGAAGTATTGATAGCACAAGGGCACAACTTAACAACTACATGAGGCAGTTATTTGGAATCTGGACTATGACAGTCGCACTGACTGTCAGCGTCGTCGCAGCGTATTATAGCATTATCGGCTTAACTGCGATATTTGCCGCGGCTGTTATTCCAGTAATTATTATGGGCGCTGTATTGGAACTCGCAAAAGTCACCACAGCAATATGGTTACATAGTTTTTGGCATGAAGCACCAGCATTGATCAAATGGTATTTGACCTCAGCCACCATAATATTAATGTTAATCACTAGCATGGGCATATTCGGATTCTTATCCAAAGCACACATTGAACAGAACGCTAACAGCGGTGGCATAGTAGCCCAGATTGAACGAGTTGATCAAGAAATTGAACGACGCAACTTGACAATTCAACGCGCTAATACCACCATTACACAGGTTGCTGAAAATGTCAGAACTGCTGATACAGATATTCAAGCTCGTATTACCACACAAGAACGATTAATATCTGACATCACTACACGACTGGAAACAGATATTTCCACGCAAAATCAACTGGTTAGCCAACTTGGCAACACCGACTTGCAAACAGAGCTCACGCGCATCAGTACCCAGCGACGAGAGCTGTCTGTAGCACGACAGGGTGATGACACCATGCTTGTTCAAAGGATAGTAGGTGCTCAACCAGACGGCGTATTTGGACCTGGTACAGCGCAGGCCATTGCCACATACACAACAGGCTTGGACAGCCGTCAAGCGGAGATTGTCGCAGCAATTGCCCAACAAGCTGACGACCCACAAGTGGCAATTGCACGAACAGAAATCACCCGCTTACAACAATCTGCAAATGCAGAAATCAACAGAGCACAACAGGCAATAAATGCGTTCCGCACACAATTAATAACAGTTACCACAGCTGATAATTCTGATAGTATTGATGAACAACAATTGATAATTGATGATGCAACTAATCAAGTAAGTGAGTTGTTAATAAGTAAATTTGAACTACAAGGTGAACTACGCATATTAGAAGTTGAAGTCGGTCCTGTAAAATATATTGCAGAATTGGTGTATGGTGAGTCTAATCCAGATGTTTTGGAACAAGCTGTACGATGGGTAATTATCATATTAGTAGTAGTATTTGACCCGCTGGCACTAGTGCTAGTGATTGCCGGACTAAGTATAATAGGTCAACGACCAACACCACTTGACACCCTGCCAGAATTGCCACATACTGACCCTACACCAGACATAGTAGATGTGCCTGAAAAAACTGACACCAAGTCAGTACCCCAATCCCATAAGCCAGCATCATCTGGCATAAACATAACAGGATCCTAAATGGTAACGAAAAATTCGGTGTATACAGTTACACCACCTGACTTAACCTTACAAATGATCGGCCCCAGTGTATTAATGCTGGGCATTACTAGAGAAGACGCCAAACCGTATTTGGATTTATATGACAAGTTATTCCCAGACGTAGAGATCACGTTTTACGTGGCAGATGACGGATTTGATCCTGAGTACGTGGCATGGTTTCGCGCAGTTGCTGGTATGGCCAGCAGTGTGTTTGTCAATGTAGACAGCATTACCACAGAAGAACTTTTGATCGCCACACAAATGGAGCATGAAGACCGCGCCTTGGTGTTTTGGGTGTCACAAGAAAAGACACAGCCTGTGTTGTTGTCTTTGCTCAACAGTTATCAATACCAAGTGTTCAATACACTGGAAGAAATTGAGACTATGTTGACTCAAGAGTTTGAAAAGAACACTTGACATTACTACAATTAACAGCTATAATTATGCAATGGTAAAAAGGATGAACCAATTAATATGAAGATACGAACTCTAGTCAATCACGAGATCCGCAGCCAACTGGTGCGGGTTGTCACAGACTTAGGTAGCGAAGTGTTGCCACTGTACAAAGCAATTGCACTTGCCACCAACGATGGTCTTGACTTAGTGCAGATTAACGAGCAGGCAGATCCGCCTGTGTGCAAGATTTTAGACTTTGCAAAGTTCAATTATGATCGAAAACGCAAGGCCAAAGAAGATGCCAAGGCTCAACGTGAAGCCCGCATCGAAATCAAAGAAGTACAGTTTAAACCAAATATTGATGAACATGACTTTCAAACTAAATGTCGCAACATTGCAAAATTTATCAGCAAAGGCAATAAGGTCAAGCTGATTGTGCAATTCAAAGGCCGGGAACGACAGCACACCAATTTGGGATATGATGTCTTGGAACGGGTGTTGGTATCCGTAGAGGATATAGAGTATGATGGTAAACCGTCATACACTGGTAACCGTATTACAGCAATGCTAAAAGGAACAAAAGATGGCACCTAGAGAACAACGACCACAAAAACAAAGACGTGAGGGGCCGCAGGGCTCGCGGGTTGAAGTCCGTGACAACAACACTGGACAGGCGCTGCGCCGGTTAAAGAAAATGATGCAAGCCGAGGGTGTGTTTCAACAAATGCGCGACAAGGAGGCATTTGAAAAGCCCAGCATCAAACGCAAAAAAGCCAAAGCTGCCGCCAGAAAACGGCATCAAAAAGAACTCAACAAACGCAACGAAATTTAAACAACGAGGGAACTATGTCAACTGATAATGATACAGTAGTTATGACCACTACTGCTTTAAAGCGCCCAACGAATTGGGCCATTGTACTACATAACGATGATGTGACCCCAATGGATTTCGTTGTAGAATTATTACTACACACTTTTAAAATGGATTACCAACAGGCCGCTGCACTGATGCTCACTGTACATTCACTGGGCAAAGGCGTTGCCGGGATATTTTCATATGAAATTGCAGAGCAAAAAATGGCAGAAGCACAGACACATATCAAACTATCAAAACAACAACTGAAGTTAACGTTGGAAGAAGAATAGTCCCACTAACATATTTGTTACCAAATGCCCTTGTATGATTTGTTTCATACAAGGGCATTTTTGTCTTGACACAGCCATGCAAATCTTGCATGACGAGTTTGCGCTAACAGCAGTAGTAAACCCCTTAATTTCGTAGTAATATGGTGTAAATATATATGCAGGTGCAGCAATTATGTTGTTATCTGTTCATGATACACACAGGAGACTACATCATGTTCAAATTTTTATACCTTCGCTTCAACAAGCAAAAAATAATTGACGGCGTCACACGCTACGTTGAGCTAGAGTACCGCGAAGAAAACCGCGCAGAAGTTCTAGTACGTTTACTCAAGGAGGCTCGCTCATAATGTTTGCATTTTTACTGGGTATCTTTACCCGCCCATCGCAAAAGACTCGCCGTGCTGGATTGCAACGTTACGTTGATATGGAATTCCGCGCTGGAGACCGCCAAGCAGCACTAAGCCGTTTACTTAGAGAGGAACGCCAATAATGTTTAAATTAATTGCAACATTCCTTGGTGCAAAATCCAACGATGACACCATGAAGCTCACCCGCCAACAACGTGAAATACAAGACTATCTTGCACAATCAGTTGATCGTTGTGACTTAGAACGCCGCGAACGTGAACTCAGTCGTCGAGGATATTTTTAATGGCAGTATTAAAAAGAATAGGCAATCGTATAATGCGTGGATTTGAAATCACTGGATACACCCGAGCAGGAAACGTTCTTCGTTCCCAAGGGCATTTTCAAGCAGCGGCAAACTGTTACAAAATGGCAGAAGAAATTAAGACGCAATAACATCAACTACAATCAAAATATCCAGAGTAACTGAAAGGTTGCTCTTTTTTGTGAGCATAAGTAATATTGAAACAAGAGGTATTATTATGTCTACAATCTACACCCAAGGAAAAATCCTGTTAGCCACACCCATGATTACAGGTTACGCATTTGAACAAACTGTGATATATGTACACACAGATGACGAGTCAGGTAGTATTGGAGTTATGCTGAATGTTAAAATGGAACATGGTATGGCCGGCAGATTTGCTGAAGATATCAATTGGCCTCATCCAGATTGTATCCATTTAGGTGGACCAGTGGACCCACAACTGGGCTATGTTATTCATACAAATGATTATCTAGGTGATACTTCCATTAGATTAAACGACAAATTAAGTTACACAGGTGGGGCAAATATCGTTAACGACATCCAACGCTGTGTTGGACCAAACGATTTTGTGCTGATGACAGGATATTGTCAATGGGCACCAGGCCAATTAGATGGCGAAGTACAAGGTGGTATGTGGACAGTTACTGAATTCGACATTGATTATTTCTTTAATGATTTAGAACGGGCTGACGGTTGGAAATTTGCCATCAACATTGCAGCAGAAAATAAAACTGACCGCCTGTTGGGTATGCTTGACAGTATGTAATATATATGCTACACATAGTCAACACAGGAGTAACCGATGTTTGAAGTTAAAATTACACACAACGACAACACAATTGACATTTATGATGGCTTGGAATTTATGCAGGCACATTGTTTGTACTTTTGTGCCATGCTGACAAAAACAACAGCACGGATTGAGATCAATGAATTTACCGTTTGATGACGACGACTATAAGTTATTGACGCCCACCCAACGTGATCTTGATTATGGAATTTATTTCCCATCCAGCCACATCTGGTCACATATGCATGCATTGCGCCATGATGTGTTTCACAACTATTATTCCATTGCACATGGCTTGCCCCGAGGACAAATATTACATACATGCACTAACATGGTGCTGTGTTTTCACAAAGTCAGGGACAACAACTATGCTGGTACATACGATAATAAATTAGCGCAAATGGCAGATTTCATTGCTACTATCAATCCAACAGGTGAAATGAGAATTGTCAAGGCCCGCGATTTCGATCCCCATTCGGTTATCAACCATTCAGATAGGTTTCGTAAAATATTTATGGAATACACTGCCCCAGCTTCTTCCACCATGATAAATAATGGTGATGTTAGACCCAACCCAAGTAATAGAATTAGCTAAAGAGATAGAAGATGGTGACCCAATTGATTGGAGTGGCTTGCCACTGAATCGTGCCGCAGTTTACACTGTATTAGGTACAACTGTATTGGAACGCGCAACTGAAACACAATCAGCCACTGAGCGTGAAATGATATTGATGGCCAGTGTTGTCAAGCTCACAGTGGAAAACTTCGTGTTGGAAATGCGCCTCAAAACACAAAACATATAAATATTGGTTACAGGGAGAAATATTATGATTTTAATTATACAAGAATGGCTTAAGGCACGCTGGGCAGAACGCTCAACTTGGGATGGAACGGTTTTGATTGCTGCTGGAGTATGCTTTCTAGTATTACAATCAGTAGGTGTATATGCTGCATGGGCAGCTATTGCTTATGGATTGTGGACAATCTACAAGCCAGAATAACACTTGACAACACTGTGACGATAGTGTATAAATAGACATATGTAATGGAGAGTAATCGGCTATTACATTATTGATAATTGAAATAAATGAAACGGACCTGGGGGCGGTACCCAGCATCTCCACCAAAAGTTTAGACGGGTGATTGACATCCTCAAGGTAGTGCTTGTAAACAACTAAATGATGAACGTTACGGGGATGAAATAGGATCGACGTGCAGGAAAAACAATTATTAGGATACCCGGATTTAAGCTCGGTTAACGCGATCAAATTTCTAAATGCAGCAAATGCAAACAACGTAGAAATGGCCCTAGCGGCTTAATCTACTGCGGTATAGGCTCCACCGTATCATCCAACGGGCCTACCTACAATTTTTATGCAAATACAACACATTCTAATAAAAAATACCACGTAAGGATACACAATGACTTTTTGGGCCACACTATATTTTGCAGGCAAGGTGGTAATAACGTTGGGCCCTCCTGGAGGGTTAGCAGAATGCCAAGAACTGGCTGCTATAATGATTGCTGATACTAATACAGCATATATTCAACAACCAGATGTATTTGTAGACACACCGTTCCCCACCAATAAGTTTACTGTTGAATGCGAATCCACCCGCCTGCCCCCGCATGCAGACTATGCTGCCACTTCGGATAAAACATGACACATAATAATAATGAAGACCCACTCTGGGGATCACTAGCTGTGTCAGAAACCATTGGCCTCGACGTACTCAAAAAATCATATGGCAGTGATGCAGATAGTGATTTGCCGTATGGGCAACGATTTACCATTGCTGCGGATGGCACAGTATGTGCTCTTGTAGCTGGTGACATGGGATACGATATGACGCACATTGTGATCCCCCGTGAACACATTATTGCACTGGTTGAAGATTGGCCAGAGTTTGAAAAGGACTAATTATGCGACCATTCGAGCATTATGAAGTATCTGGCCACGGATCAATTGATTTTGATATATATAGCACTGATATACAATTATATGAAGATTTATCAGATCGTGGAGAACGTGAATTACAAATCTCCAAGGATAAATTTCTAGGAGAATATTCAGCACCTCCGAAAGAAACATTGAAAGAGCTATTGGCCTCAATTAAAGAACTGCGAGGTAATATCGCGAAGAGAATTGAATTACGTATGCCTGCAATAATAATCGAACATTACGAGGAACAGGTATCTTCTCTAGAAGAAAAAGTAAAAAACAAAGATTTTATTAAGCATACGGATAAAGTATCATTGGATTACAAACGAGCACATGATGCATTGTCTGAGGCGTTCATTCAATCCACGGAACGTAAGCAGACACTAAAAGAAATTTATAAATATAATGACGAAGAAGCCAGCAAATTAATTGACATATCTGACGAAAAAATAGATGAAAGATTTGACGATTGGCTTAATTCGTAAATTAAGGTAACTTACTAAATGACACTGGATTACACCGCTGTGGCTATCGCTGCAAATAAAGAAATCACTGACAGTATGTCAACTGACGATGCACTAGCGGTAATAGATAGCAAGCCGAATGATATTATTCCACTGTCAAATGGATATTATGCTGTAAACCTTACAAATGGTATACCATATGCATCATCCAACGAAGAAGCACAACAATCTGTCCGACGTGATGCGATGTATGTTAAACTATTGGATAAAAAATGAAAACACCATTGACCAAACAATCAGTGATCATAAATGCGATATAGTAACCCATGGTCAGGCAAGTCAAATTTTTATAAGGGAAGGACCAAACGACTTCCTACTGCTGAAACAGATAAAGATTATCAGTTGTATTGTTCTAGAAAATTAAATAAAGATAAATTGCTATCATACCGTGACTGGTGTAAAAAAGAAAGACGAAATGGAGGTATGTTTTAATATGATGAAAACACAATTGACATTCGTTCTGGTAACTGGCGGGAGAGATTACACCGATGTTGGGACAGTGTTCGACTGTTTAACCAAATTGGATGCGCAGTTCGAACGAATGATTGTGATTCACGGTGATGCAGCAGGTGCCGACACATTAGCCTATGATGTTTGTAAACAGGCAGGCATTGAACAAGTAAGAGTGCCAGCAACATGGAAAAAATATACAAAGGCAGCTGGTCCAATTCGCAACAAACTGATGTTAGATTTGTTCCCCACAACAGATTTAATAATGGCCTTTCCAGGTGGCACTGGTACTGCTAATATGAAGACACACGCCGAAAAATTAGGAATACCTGTGATGACTCCAGAGGATTTATTACAGGATTAGACGGGGCAGGAGCCATAAATAACCTCGCGTAAGCCAACGGTTAGCTTGCACTACACACACAGAAAGAGAAATACTATGAATGATTATAAAAAACAAATGGAAGACTTTGTCGCAGCATCAATCGCCGCGCTTCCAAAAGTAACACCAACACCCACAGGATATGAACTGCGTATGCGTATGTTGGAACTTGCTCAAACTCAGGCGTTTGAACCCATCAATATGAAAATGGGCAAATACTCTGCAGAAACCAATTGGGAGGCAGATGAAATTGTAGCCAAATTCACCTACCCTGGTGCAGATGAAGTAATGAAAATTGCTGAACAATTTAACGATTTTGTTTCGGGCAACAAACCCAAGACTGACAAGTGAACGGCTGGGGGTGGAGACACCCCCACGCTAAATACTAATATGATAAAATCATTATTGAATCCCTGGAATTGGTTCGAGTCAGAGCCTATTATGGTTGAAATCGCAAAACCTACAATCAAACCCAAGCAGCCAGACTTGCCCAGCATTGTATTGATACATGGTGCAAACCAATCCAACAAATCATTTGCATTTATTCGGCATGCGTTGCCTGGATTTAGATATATTAATATTGACTGGTCTCCTACCGCTGGATTCCATAGTAATTTGGATGAGATGATCGCCGCTGTTAACCCTGCAGGTCCCGTGTATCTGGTTGGACACAGTATGGGTTGCATCTATGCTGCACACCTGTCACAGCATGTGGAATGTATCGGCGGCGCAGCATTGTCAGCACCATGGGGTGGTAGCAAGGCAGCTGATTGGATCAAACATCTCGCACCAAGTTACCCATTGTACAAAGAAGTTGCATCAAAATCTCCAATCATCAAACAGGCTACGGCGTTTAAATTGCCTGGCCGCTGGACAAATTTTATTAGCACACAGGGGAATATTCCTGGCATGGGTGGTCAAAATGATTGTGTGCTCACGGTTGAAAGCATGGAAACACGCAAAGATATCTACGACAAATATATTGACGCCACACACTATGAAATATTATTGTGCTCAACGTTGATTCATTCTTTGGGCAAAAACTTCTTGAGAGCATCAGAAAAACATTCACCAGGTGTTGACAACTAAGTCTGATTATACTATAGTCAACAAGTAAGCAATAAACACTGGTTAGGATAAAACATGTCATATGAATTGATCTCAGACTTATTCAAAGACGCAACTGGTAGCCGCCCTGACGCTGCATTTTTCAATGCCTTCCAGGCGCAGACAGAAGCAGAAAAAGCCGTCCAGTGGAATTACTTGTGCGACATGCTGACTGCTCGCGAAGCAGACGACCGTGTTTGCGAAGCTGAGGCCCTGATGGTGTTGAACAACCGCCTTGCAGGTATGATGGCTGATTATGATATCGATATGGCCACTGCCATGCGCTGGGATATGGAAACATTTGAAATAGTAGCCCTTAGCGATATGCCACAGGGCCAACGTGAACAAGAGATTGAATATTATTTGTTCAACCAAGGTATTGCTATTAATAAATGGCCGTTTTATGTAACCCTACAGCAATGATAACGCATGCAACTCGTGACAGTGAGGGGTATATATGGTATCTTGATCATAATGATACCCCGCGACGTTTGACAATTAAAATATTCCATGACGCTAAACTTAAATCTGAACTGTATGATAAAGATTATACACGAGTGCTATTTTACTGTGTGCCTCCGGGTGACGGGAGTTTGGTGGATATGTGTCGTTGGTGCCTCAAATATTATAGTGAAGACCATTGCACCTATACTCCTGGTCGATTTTGGTTTGATAACCCTGAGGATGCCACTATGTTTAAATTGAGGTGGGGATGACGTATAATACCAAAGCAGAAAAAGATGCCCGCACTTATGAACTGTTCGCACAACTTAGTCCCACCCACGCTGAATATATTACACCAGCTCGGGTACAATTTTGGATAAAATATGGATATTATTATCCTGTTGCAGCCTGTCCAGTCAGATCACCCTCCTATATGTATGAAGGCAGTAGCTGGTGCGACAATGAATTTGGTATGGGCCAACACAGACAATGGGGTCGTGTGTTTGGCTTCAAGTCAGCAGACAATGCTGTAATGTTTAAACTAAGATGGGGATAAATTATGACACAATGCGCTCAATGTAACAACACTACTATTAACAATACCAGTGTGTGCTATTCACATACTGGTATTTTGTTGGGCGAATGGCCACTGTATTATGTCGGCAACCCCACGGCACCACATCTGGCTGAGAAATATTTTTGTGATGTTTATTGTGCCAATGCGTACTATAAACAACTTACTAAATAAAAAGGTGTTATCTTACTTTTTCATAACTAAATCCAGCTTGGTTGTATGTTTTTCCGATATATGCCTGAAGCATAATTTTTTTAGTCCTGGGAGGTATAATATTATAATTGTCACGGCGGCACCAACCAGTTATTGAATCTTCATGGACTGCTTCAGGTGCTGCTTGTGCAGCATCTCTTGCCATAACAAATTTTCCCCAAGGTGTAATAAAAAATCCTTTGGGATTGCTATATATATTTTGCATCTTGGTAACCACACCCAATCCTCGTGACTTAGCAGTTAATGGGTGTGGTTTCCCTGTATGTGCGATTGACATTTTTTTACGGGTTTCTGTTGTATGACGTATACCAGTTGATGAAATGGCCATTAACTGCTTAGACTTTTCTGAATGTGTAAACCCGCTAATCCTAGCCCAAACCCCGCCGATGTTGCGATTGATCCATATGGGTGAGTTAATCACATCCATAACTGTTAATATTTTCTTTTCATATGTGACTGCATCCAATGCATTGGAAAATGTTTCATCTATTGTTATGATATCGGGTTCACCATGTGTTTCACGAAGAAGCGCAACATATTTGGAAGATGTGAAGTATTTTGTCCACAAATCAGTTGGATGGCACCCCTTACCATATCTAACGCCATAATACCAACGGTCAATTGCTGACCAGCCGATGAGGTAGGTGTAAGGTTGATAAATATTCATGCTGTTGTATCCTTCTAGATAATAGAGTAGTCGGACGTTGGCGCGTCGTGGACTACATGGTTATTTATGTAAATAATGTATTGACAATGTACACTATGTACTATAATATAACCACTATAATATAGGATTTTAAAATGTTCAGCCAGAAACGAGTAGAAGAAATCGTGGATTTACTCTCCACACTTGACACTAGCACAAAGATTTACTTTGGATGCGACAGTGTTAGATCACGGAAGAATGGACGTTGGTATGCAACTTATGCCACAGTCTTTATCGTACACATCAATGGTAAGAATGGTTGTAAACTGTTCAGCCACATGAGTACAGAACCGGATTATGATGCTAAAATTAGCCGTCCAAAGATGCGTATGATGAAGGAAGTTCAAAAGGTGTGTGAACTATACACCCAGATGATTCCGTTTATTGACGAGTTTGATATTGAAATCCACTTAGACATTTCTCAAGATCCAAAACAAGGATCAAATTGTGCAGCACAAGAAGCAGCTGGATATGTACTTGGTGTAACTGGTCTACCAGATAATCAGGTCAAGTTAAAACCTGATTCATTCGCCGCATCATTTGGCGCAGACCGTGTCGCCAATGGCAAAATGGAAACTAGCGTGTTGATGTCTACATGAATGATAAATACTTGCATGAGTAGGAGAACTGAAAATGCAAGTATTTTATGTATACCGAATTACGTGTCACCATCCCAGTAGTGCTCTAAAGGACAAATAATGGGCAAGATTCGTAGCGATGTTCGAGTGTACTGGAAATGTCCTGAAATTAGAAGTTATATTCGACGGATGTACATGGCAAAAGCAGCAGGTGTTTTTACTTTGATTTTAATGACACCGCTTATAGTAACTGGGTTCGTGTCAGCCGGTATTGTTTATATTTTTACTGTCATCGGCGACTGGGCACTCAAACCCGTATCTCCCGTAACCAATTGGTTACAAGCTTATCAAAAAAGTCAAATTCATGCTGCCCATTCAAAATTAAGCTTAACTGAAATTCAGGAAAGAACCAAGCAAAATGTCCACCCTGGCGATTAGAACACAGCACACAAATTATGTGAATTGGTTGACCTCTGTGGAGGATAAAGACAATGATCAACATGGTTTACAGGACTTATTGGAAAAAGTTCACAACTGTAATTTTGATCTTGGCTGTAATAATGATACTGATCTTTCAGTATCAGTGGCCACTGAAGTTTTTGATGCATATGATATAGGCACCATTGCTGAAATTATTAGAACCAAGTTTATAGAATCATACCAACTGGATATGATGATGGCAGATTTATGCAACCGCGGATATTTAGAAGTAGGCAACTATATTGTATCTGTAAGCTGGTAAGGAACTATTACATGGACTATGGAATCGCATTTGCCTGGATTATGTTATGCACAGGCGCAGTGGGCTTGGCATTTGTACTCGGAGGATTAGCATACATGTTTATGACTATGATGCTACTTGGTGTAGCATTATTGCTGTTAGCTGCTTGGAATTAAAAGTAAGACACATTGCTGGCAAACAAAAATGAAATAAGCAGTTGACACCACACTATAAACAGTATATAGTAGTTTTAAGAAGATAAATAAACGTAACAGAAACACAGAGTGTTAAGTTATACCAACCAACCAAAGAGAACCAATGCAACACACCTTACAACAATATATTAATTCCACAAACAACTTAGCCACAAGTGTGACTAATGGTTGGGCGACGCTGAATTATGATATTACATCACGTGGTGGACGCTTTGAACCGACCATGGAGGGTTACGGAGGTTAGAATGTAAAAACATTTTAATTTTGTAAACGCCCTCCAAGCACACGCTTAGGAGGGTTTTTTTATGACGAAGAAAGGAAAACAGATGGAACACGAAGAACACGAGCAACCAGAAGAACACGAAGAACAAGTGGCCCCATGGATTACTGGCTAGATCGCTACCCTTTCAAGGTAGAGTAACGAGATCGATACTCGTTGGGGCTACCACAAACTAAGTTTTTACAAAACCTTATCATAAGATTTTTTAAAAAAGTAGTTGACATTAGATTGCAATACTTTACACTACGATAGACGAATAGCAGATCAAACTACGGTTTAGAAGACGCTAACGAAAATAGTTGTTGACAGTGCAAGCTGCAAACGCTATTATATAGGAGAAGCAATGATAACACAGTTATTAGCGCAACAAAATAAACAAGCAGGTGATGAGCCAGTAAGCCTTGTATACGACACCAAAGTGGATTACGAAACGCGATCGTTATCACCACTTAAAAAAAGATTGAATGGGCGTGTTTGAGGATGGATGCGAAAGCTGAAAAAATCTCACTAGGATTGGAAATATCCTGAGATATTTATCCCGTGGGCTACTTGAAAGACCCTAAGCATATAGGACCACGAAAATATGGGGCAACGCAGATAATCCGCTTACACATACACTAAAATCTTGACCCAAAGAGGTTGTGTGGCTTAAGACAGCTTGTGATTAGTCACTTTAGTGTAGCTGTAAGCAGATTGTTTGTAATGTAATTATATTTCTTTGTGAAGATTTAAGTCTTGCGGCTTTGACCGTTCAAGATAAAGCGTATGTTGATTGGGCGCAAGCCTTCTTGATGTTAATAAGTCCATGATGCCAGTTATGGATAAAGTTTAAAGAGTAAAGCCCCTGGCAGGGTGCTGTGCTTAAATACCTTCACAATGAAATATAATTACATTTTCGCTAGCATTTGATAACAGAGTTATCAAATTAGTTAATAGCGCTCTGCATTAGTTCAGTTGGTAGAACACCGGATTGTTAATCCGTATGTCACTCGTTCGAGCCGAGTATGCAGAGCACTGTTAACTACTATTAATAAAAGTTCGAGATATGCTAAATAACATGGTAAAGGAAAGCCATGTATTATACTATCTATCAACTAACGAATTTAATTAACAACAAAATATATATTGGCATGCACCAAACTATGCATCTAGATGACCGATATATGGGGTCAGGGTCGTATCTACGTCGTGCCCAAAATAAATATGGATTGGAAAATTTCCTAAAAGAAATACTGTTTACATATGACAATATAGACGATATGATTAACAAGGAACGTCAGTTAGTCAACACTAGGTTTGTAGCCAGATCAGACACGTATAATTTGATTGAAGGCGGACCAGATAATATGTTATATATTAACCGCAGAGGACTAAATTTATATGGTATGAATGGCAAAACACCCAATGTGGTTGACAATTTTAAGCAAGGGCTTGCGACACAACAACATTTGCGGTTAACTGACCCAATATGGTGTGCGCGTCGCGCTAACAAACTCGCGATGGCAGCAGTTGAGTTTTATGCTGCTGGAGGTAAAAACCCATTTAAAGGCAAGAAACACACTGCTCATTCAAAAAACGCAATTGGTGAAAAAAGTAAAATTCACCAAGCTGGTGATGGAAATTCACAATTTGGTACGTTTGTAATTACTGATGGTAAGACGTACTCCAGATGTAAACATGAACATGAAATACCGCAGGGATGGTATCGGAGTAAGCAAATAGCCAAATCAAAACGTCCACCAGCAATTAAAAAAACAACGGTACCAAAACCGCCTAATCTAGTATCAGCAATCAAACTGTGTGCAGAATGTAAACATAGTTTAAACGAAGCTACTGCAATCGAGTGGTTTGAAACATTTAAGGCAGCAAACAACACATCAATACGTGAGTTTGTTAAGCTTAGTGATTATCCTTATTCACATGTATCGTTTACAAAAATGTTAATAAAATATATCCCTGCATACAACGCTATACAAGGAAAACCTTTCATTCAGAGATAAACAATAATGCGGGCGTGGTGGAATGGTATACACACAAAACTTAAAATTTTGCGCCGGAAGGATTGTGGGTTCGAGTCCCACCGCCCGCACCAATAGAATAATGGAAGATGCCGGCAAGGTGTCAAAGTGGACTTGAAATCCATGGTAAGGGCTAGAACCTCTTAGGGTTTCGATTACTCCATCTTCCTCCAATATAACACGGTACTGAAGTGGAGGGTGTCCTTCAGTTAATGCGCACCAACACAGTGTAGCGCCAACCACGATAATGGGAGGGTTCAGTGGAGGGTATCCACAGATGGACTGTAAACCCGGAGTGAAAGCGAGAGATTCGACTTCTCACCCTCCCACCATTAATACGGGGATGCTAGATGGGCTAGACTCGACCTTTGCAAGGTTGATGGCGGGGATCGTTACCCCGTTTCTCCAAAATGCGACTTGGATAAACTCCACCAAAGCATAACCAGCTTGGTACAAGGAGTCGCATTTTGAAGACCGTATTAGGACCATGCGAGTCTCGCATGGTCCACCAAGTTTCGGTATATTGTGTTGAAAATGATATCAACGTCAACACAAAAATGTGGAATGGTTGGGGCTAATGCAAATGACCCAGCACCGAATTAAAAATGCGGATCCGGACGCATCTTAAAGAATTTCCGGCTGAAATTGGTACTAGCTGTGTCTGACTAGTTAAATCGCCCCACAGGGTTGAGCCCACCACATTGGTCCTGTCGTATAACGGCTATTACAACTCGTTGTCTGCGAGAAGATTGGGTTTCGATTACCCACAGGATCGCCAAATAACAACAGGGTGTGTTCTGGTGACGGCGTGGGCCTTGGAAGCTTGCTGAGGGAGTTCAATCCTCCCCATCCTGACCAATTAATAATATCTCTCAGTAGCTTAGTCTGGTAAAGCGTCTGGTTTGGACTTTTATATCCAAACCTGGTGGCGTTGAGCATAAATAACTATATGACAGATTTAACAAAATATAAAAATAAAGACGGTACGTTCACTAGTCCAAAGAATAACAAAACCTATAAGAGTTTGAAGGCATTTCGATCACATTGGTTTTATAACGGTGATATTGATGCTGCTACTTTCCGTAGTCGACTCAAAGACGTTGGATGCCAATATTGTAATCAAGTATTTAATGTCGGGAATATTAGCCGACATGAAGCATCATGCATTAATAATCCTGTTGTGATACAGCAAAAGACAAAAATATGTCCAGTGTGCAGTACATCTTTTATGAAGGAGGGAACTACATGTTCATATTCATGTTCCAACACATATTTCCGACATGGACGGTTTGGCGGGTTGAAATATGCATCTGACGCAGTATTGTCAGATAGAGGCGATTATAGACAGTTATGTTTCCGGTATCATGATAAGAAATGCATCATATGCAATGAACAAAACATTGTAGCGGTACATCATCTTAATGAGGATCACACTGATAACAGAATTGAAAATTTACTGCCATTATGCCCTACACACCATCACTATTGCCATTCTAGTTTCCATCATTTGATAAAAGACGAAATTGAGCAGTACGTGGCAGAATGGACACAAAACATCGGAGACGAAGAGGCTGGGTCATCGGCTGCATTTGGGGTGCAGAGAGCGGGGTTCGATTCCCCGGTTTCCGACCAATAACTATCTCGTTCGAAGGTTCAAGTCCTTCTTGGGAGACCAAAAATTAATCGTCCACGAAATGGTGAGTCTATGACCGTCTCAGTAATGAGTTGATTATGGAGTTTTACGGTGTCTCCGACAAGCCGTAACAGAATTATTGGATAGTAGGAAAATTGGTAACCCCATCAGGCTTTGGTCCTGACTGCTAACGCAACTGTAGGTTCGAATCCTACCTATCCATCCAAGAACAATATTGCTCGGTCGCCAAGTGGTAAGGCAGGAGGTTTTGATCCTCTCATTCGCAGGTTCGAACCCTGCCCGGGCATCCAAAGAATAACGCCGCTATAGCTGAGTTGGTTTAGCACGGACCTTGTAAGTCTGAGACGGGGGTTCGAGACCCTCTGGCGGCACCAAGAATAAAGAGTTTGTCATGGGCCCACACACCAATGGTGCAAAAGGTAGGTCCATCAGATGCATAGCAATATGCATCTACTAATTGATGTGGAGAAGGGTAAAGCTTAATGACGGGTTGCAAACTGTCAGGTAGCTGTGGTAACTCGCCAGCGCTTACGTTGGAGGCAGTAGGTTCGAATCCTGCCATTGATACCAAAAATTATATGCTTCTGTAGCTCAACTGGATAGAGTACCGGATTTCGAATCCGTTGGTTGTAGGTTCGACTCCTACCAGGAGCACCAAAATATTATGCCCGATTAGTTTAATGGTAAAACTGGTGTGTTACATACATCATACGGTGGTTCGATTCCGCCATTGGGTACCAAAATAACTGTAGGGGTGTAGCTCAGTGGTTTAGAGCAGCGGATTCCAAACCCGCGTGTCGGGGGTTCATATATGATAAATAATTGTATGAACTATGCAACCCATTATTACAAGTTAATGAATAGAGCCAAATCTCGCAATATAGCAGGATATGTGGAGCGACACCATATTCATCCTAAGTGCTTAGGCGGCAATAATAACAAGTCAAATATAGTCAAATTAACTCCCGAAGAACATTACCTTGCCCATCAATTATTGGTTAAAATGTATCCCACAAATGACAGATTAGTCTATGCTGCTATGATGATGACAGTATCATCATCAACAAATATTTTACGAAGTAACAAACGATACGGATGGCTCAAGCGTAAACATCAATTAATCTGTAAGTCTAGAATAGGTGCAAATAACCCTAGTTTTGGCAAGTATTGGTATTATGACCCAGTATCATTAAATAATGGCAAATTTATAAAAGATAATGTGCCGGATGGTTGGGTAAAGGGGCGTCAGCCAAAGACCCAACCTAAAATAAAAATAAAATATTGCCGTAAATGCAATAGTAAAGCGTGTACTACAACTAAAATTTGCCGCAACGGTCAACGTATAAATCGGTTAGTAGAAAATTTTGGTCTTGATGATACTGTAATTGGGACTGATAAATTTTTAGACGAATATTACAGAGTAGTGGCTCAAATAGCATATGATTATAATATAGCATATCTTAGCGTTGAAGATATGCGTATAAAATATAACATGAAATTAAATGAAACAGTTAGATGTTTATTACGATCATTAAACATCGATCGACGATCTCAGTCAAAAGCAGTAAAAAATTATTATCGGTGAGCGTAGGACGCAGATGGGTCTCCAAAACCCAAAAGGTAGATTTCGATTATCTCCGCCGGTGCCAAAGTAAACGGCAACAGGCCTCCACCCTTGCCAAAGAATATGGAAGTGCAGTTTGGCGTGAGTCATTGCAATGGTCTGCTTATCCCTATGCAGAGCAATAGGAGAAAAGGTTTAGGGACCTTGGTTAGATTCCCCTTGCTTCCATTATTAATATGTGTTACAGTAGCACCAAACACAGGATCGTTTACAGCAACAACATCAGGTATGATTGAATATGTACGCAGCGTAAACTATACTGATGGCATGCACCAGAGAACGGCCTATAGCTTTATTAAAATAGGCTCTAATGTTGATCCAAAAGTTCGTGAAGAGATTGAACGCCTATATAAAGATACTATTATGCACGAACTTGGCATATCTGCAGAACACAATAATACTGTAACTGATGACGATGTACAATTTAACATCAACGGTCCCAGTGGATCAAACTGGGGCGGAATTGGTCTTGTTGCGGTTCAACTATAATTAATAACGAATATTTTTTATTACACATGGAGTGTCTGTTGCATTAATTGCTAGCACAGGGCAGGTAAATGACCTAATTAGTCAGGGTTCGAATCCCAGCACTCCAGTTGTAATAAAAAATTGCGGGTATAACTTCATGGAGACTGGTGTCTTCAGCAGCTTTCCAAGCTGTGAGTAAGGAGTTCGATTCTCCATATCCGCTCAAGAACACATGGTCACGGGCCCGGACGGTAAGGGGCGGGATTGCAAATCCCAGGCATCGCAAGATAGTGAGTTCAACTCTCACCGTGACTTCCAAATTTAACACTTCCGCCGATGGTATATCGGGTTCGGGCCTACGAAGCCTGGAAACAAAGGTTCGATTCCTTTCGGGAGTACCAAAGTTTAGATATGATATAATAATCCCTTGTGAGGATTCCCCAAGCTGGACTTGGTCAAAGGTGCAAACACCCTGTCTAGAATTAATAACGCGGGTATCGTATACAGGTTTATTGCACTGGCTTGCCAAGTCAGAGAAGAGGGATCGTTACCCTCTACCCGCTCCAAGAATTACAGTCTTCTAATAATCACCGGATAGCTTCGGGTGATAAGATACGCGCCTGTAAAGCCGTGAATGGAGTTCAAAAGATAGTGGCCACTGTCGAGTCGAGCGCGGGCGTTGTGTCCCACCCTGTGATGCCAATAATTAAACAAGGAATATACAATGGAAGAATGGTCACATGATATAGACGTTCTTGAAAGTAGATGTGAAACACTTGATGAACACATATGCGATCTTGAACGACAAGTAAATAAAGCTGAATCAAAGATAGAGATTTTGACCTCATGCTTGGCAACTGTGTTGTCCAAAGAAGATCACAATTCAATGCTCCAAGAACTGGAGCAAGTATAACAAATAACGTCGTGTAGCTCAGTGGTAGAGCGGAGAGCTGACCTAAAAGCATAAATACTTGTATGTTAGATTGTCAACACTGTAATAAGGTATGTAAAAATAAAAACTCACATACACAACATGAGCGTACTTGTCCAAAAAATGTAAACAGAAATTACACAAATGGTATGACAGGTAAACGTGCATGGAATAAAGGCAACACTGCCGAGACATGTAGTGTAACAGAGGCGCAGGCATCACGTGCAAAAGAGAATTATGCGTCAGGAAAACGTGAACTTTCTGGGATAGCTGCACTATCACATACACAACGTTCTGAATATGCCAAACAGCAAGGGTTTGGTGGATATAACGAGAACGCAGGCCGATCAAAAAAATACCATGTTCCAGACTCAAACGGCAAGATTGTATGTTTGCAATCAAGCTACGAATTAAAATGTGCAGAAATATTAGATAGTATGGCAATATCATGGACCCGTCCGTCATATTTAAATTATAGCCTTGATGGGAAACAGCGTAAATATTTTCCAGATTTCCATCTAACTGACTATGACATTTACTTAGACCCAAAAAATAATTATCTTGCTGTGTTAGATCAAGCGAAAATTGATGCTGTCATATTACAGAACAATGTTACTGTGCTGATATTAACCGAAGATAAACTAACTACTGAATATCTAACAATGCTCGTAAGTCCAATCGGTGAGGGCCTCAGCTGATAACTGAGTGACGGATGGTTCGATTCCATCTACGAGTACCAACTTCTTTCCATGGCAACCAAATAACCTTTGAAACATGATATTTGATAAATATCATGGTAAACAAGGGAGACATAAACCATGTCAAGACGCGTATTAAAAGGCAAGTGGACCACCTCAAACGGTACAACAATTTTGGATGCAGGCGTGTTAGTTGTCGATCCTGTCACAAGTAAAATTTTCCTACACGATGGTATCGTACCCGGCGGCAACGCATTTGTTGCTGGTGGTATTGACGGTGTAATTGGCGACAAAATTGCACTAGGAACAGACGCAGGCGAATTAAACTGGGACGAACCAATGTCAATAGCCATTGGTAAACAAGCAGGATACGATGGACAACGATCAGCCGCAATTGCACTTGGTGCAAGTGCAGGTCAAACCAATCAGGGTGATAGCTCGGTTGCAATTGGTGCCCTAGCTGCTAATATATCCCAAGGTTCAAATTCAGTAGCAGTAGGGTATAACGCTGGCGCTGGCACACAAGGTCAAAAAAGTGTAGCAATAGGCTTTAGCGCAGCGGTGATTACACAAGGCGAATCGGCCGTGGCAATTGGCAACGAAGCAGGTTTAGACACCCAAGGAACAAACAGTGTAGCCATCGGTTACCAAGCAGGTATGACTGATCAACTTACTGAAGCCGTTGCAATTGGCACACAAGCCGGTTTAACTGGTCAGAATGCTGGTGCAATTGCCATTGGTACAGCCGCAGGTGAAACATCACAGGGTGAACGAGCGGTAGCAGTTGGGTTTT